AATGTTGAAGAACTTAAGAAAGTTCTGCTCAACCAAACTTCAAATGGTGGCCCACATCATCTTGACCCACAGGCACAAGCAGCACCCGCAACTCCAACTGCTTCGCCACAGCCAATTAAATTAAAGCTAGGTAAGAAAAAAGGTTAATCTTTATGTCTGATGATTTAGAAACAGTAGAATTTAAAATCCAGTTTAGTAGTACTTGGCACAATGAGCCGCCAAGTTATGAAATTTTAATTGATGATGAATCAATTGAAAGCGGACAAGTTTCTGAATTAGAAAGTAATAAAGAAATTAAATCTGTTTCTTTTTCTAAAGAATTGCCAGAAGGTGAGCATGAGTTAAAGATTCGATTGCTTAACAAAAAACCAAAACATACCGAAGTAGATGATAGCAACAATATTTTATCTGATCAACTTTTGTGGATTAAAGAAGTTGAAATTGATGAAATTGAATTAGAATGGCTTGCATATTTTAATAGCAGATTCTACAAACAAATTGGTACAAAAGGTGGCAAACCAATATATGAAGATGAACCGTTACCAGAAAAACTCAATGTTATTGGTTTAAATGGTGAATGGCGTTTAACTATTAGTGTTCCTACCTATATGTGGTTCTTAGAAAACCTATAAATATTTGATGTTCATAAATCAGATAGTAAACGAGGCACCAAAAGTAGGACGTGCATTTCAGCACGTAGAAGATTTGGTATTGATAAATGGCAGTGATGGTGCATCTACTGCCATTTCTCGTCTTTCCGCTCTCGCAAGCAATCCACAAACCGTGCGTTGGAAATGGGATGGCAAACCTCAAGTATATTGGGGACGTGAGCCAAATGGTAAATTTATCATGGTTGGACACAATGGTTGGTTAAAACCCGATAGCAGCGGAAAAAGTCAAAGTCCAGCAGAACTTGTTAAATTTATCATGAGTACTGGCAATGTTACGCCCGATAAAGAAGATGAACGTATGCGTTTTGCTAATGAGTATGCTAGTCTATGGGCGCTGTTTGAAGCAGCAACTCCACAAGATTTTCGTGGTTATGTGTATGGTGATTTATTGTTTATGCGTCGTCCCCAATTAGAAAATAATGCATACACATTTACACCAAACAATGTTACCTATAGCGTACCACAATCAACTGAACTTGGCCAACGTATATCAAAAGCAACCGCAGCAGTTGTAGGACATGCATACTTTCCACAGTTTGGTATGGGCGATGATCAACAGCAACCTATTGATGATTTTACGCCATTTAATAAAACACAAGGTTTAATTGTGTTGGGTCCAAAATATGCACAGCAACCCGTTAAAATTGATACAAAAAAATTACAAGACTTACAGAAATATGTTGCTGCAAATAAAGTTGCTATTGATAATTTTTTAAATGATGAACGCCTTGCTGCTATGAAAATGGCAGGATTTAAAGGCGTTCTTTATAACTTTAACAATCAGATGGCAAGGGTTGGCAGAACAAATGACCTTGCAAGTGAATTTATAACTTGGCTAACTAGCAGTAGCAGGCAATCTGCGCCAATGCAACAAAAAATTCAAGACTGGATTGCGCAAAATCAACGAGGATTTATTGCTACATTTGCGGTATTAGAAAATCTTCGCACGGTTAAGAATCAAATTATTGACCAATTAGATAGTGAAGGTGGCGATATTCAACAAACTACCAAAGGTCAAAAAGGTGGCGAAGGTTATGTTAATTATGGCGAACCTAATATTAAACTTGTGCCTCGTCATCGCTGGACACCAAATTAACCCCTACCCATTATACAGATAAATATTTTATCTGGATTGTATAATGACCTTAAGCCATCGCACCATTTTTAACGAAGCACCAAATCCGCATATTTCATTTGCATTTGGACGTATGAACCCTCCGCACTTTGGACACGAAGGGTTAATTAATACTCTTGCCAGCGTGGCAAAGAAAGGCAGTTGGGCATTATTCCTTAGTAAAAGTCAAGATACTAAAAAGAATCCTCTTACCTATGATCAAAAAGTAAAATGGGTAAAAACACTTTATCCACAAACACAAGGACATCTCGTTGAAGACCCCTCAATTAAAACATTCTTACAAGCAGCCGCATATCTTTATGACAAAGGCTTCCGTAGTGCCACTTTCGTGGCTGGTGAAGACGATATGGCATCAATGCGACCAGTATTGGAACAATACAACGGCAAGCAAGTAGCACACGGTTTCTATCAGTTTGAACCGTTATCCTTTATGGAAAGCCCTCGCTTAACGAGTGCTACAAATGCTCGTGAAGCAGCGAAGATTGGTGACCCAGAAGCATTTGAACGTGCTACCCGTGTGCCACAAAATATTATGGTAGATGGTAAAACACTATTCCAAGCAGTTCGTAGTGGCATGGGACTAAGTGAGACAGTTGAAGAAAGTATTATCAGTGAAAGCATTATCCGTGAAAGCCTATCAGTAGAACAACTTGCACACATAAGTGATAAAGCACTTGATGATGCTTATCACTATGGTTTATCTACACCTACCAATAACTTTGGTTGGTTGGCAAACATTGAAAGTGCCACTGCTGCAAAGCGTATGATTGATAGTGGCATTACAGATGTAGAAGCAATTGCTAATGCTATCCACGATGGTTGGAATAAAACTGCCGTGGCTGATTATATGGGCAAGTTGCAGTTAGATACTCCAACTATTCCCGACAAGAAAAAGAAACGTTATGCTCTTGCCCAACAAACTTATGCACAGTTGCCAGAAGTAGAAAAAGAAAAAGACCGTGTAGTTGCTCGTGCTATGTTAAAGGCAATGGGCATTGTTACCGAAGCACCAGGCATTGGTGGCGATTGGGGCGATAATCCTAAACTTGTAAAACGTGGTCGCAAACCATATGAACCTAATAAGGACGATACCGATTATGGTTCTACACACGGCACAGACCTTGATTTATATGGTTTGCCAAAGTATGAATTAGATGAAGACCTAACTCCTGACCAATGGGCAGAGTTGCGCATTACTGATCCAAAAGCCTATATGGGCAATAAAGATTATGCTAATCGCCGCTGGTGGACGCTAATGTTCAAGAAGGCTCGTGCCGCTGCTCGTGAGAAAGGCATGGAACGTTTTGAATTTCCACCAGGTTCCAAGAACAGTTATATGGTTGCTCCTGACTTGGCAAATGAAAATTTAGATGAAGCAGCAGAAAAATCAACCAAAGCCGTAGCAAAGTACCAGGATATGCCTCGCAATGGTCAACGTTGTGATCATTGCACTATGTGGCGTCCTCCTCATGGTTGTTCGGCTGTTAGTGGTAAGATTGCGCCAAATGGTTGGTGTTCATATTACAAGCGCAGTCATCGTAAAGATTTAGATGAAACTATTGAACCAAATAGCAACATGTTGGCAATAGCACAAGAACTTGAAGACTATGCCAATCAACATATTTCACAAGAAGAAGATGGTTTTGGTGATTTTATGTATCACGCAGAACTTATTCGCAAAGGTCATCTTGACATACATCGTGAAGATATGGAAAAAGTTCAACCACGCTATCTACCGATTATGAAATCTATCACAAAGAATGAATTAGTAGCAGAATCACAAATTGACGAAGCAGCATCACCAGTGCTGTTCCACTATACAGGCAGTGTAGGGGCAGCATTAAACATTCTTAAAAACAATGAGTTTATGTTGAGCATTTCTACTGGTAGTGTAGAAGATCAGTATGCGCCAAAAGGTTATAACTATTTCTTATCTACCACTCGCAGCAAAGTAGGCGGTTATCACGAATTTACTGGCGGCACTGCTGTTATGTTTAATCTTGATGGCAATTGGTTTAATCGTCGTTATCCAGTTAAAGCAATTGACTATTGGGCAGGATTTGATAAGCAAAAGCACAGTGAAAGCGAAGACCGTGTATTCTCACGTGAGCCAACAATACCAGCAGATGCTATTACAGCCGTTCATATTTTGCTTAAAGAAGCAGGTGAATTTGCAAGCCCAACTACTCGTCAGTTAATGATTGTAGCAAAGAAGCGTGGCTTACCAACTTATCTTTATAGCAATGAAAATGCGTGGAAGTTACAGGACACCAAACGAG